TAGGTGAACCAGAAGCAATCCCAATGCCTAAACAATAATATCTAATATTGTTTGTAGTTTTGATTTAATAACTTTATTTCTTACAGTTTTAAGCAATCCTTGATGTAATGGTTTTGGCCATGCATTCATTTTAATCCAACAATAACCTGAATGTTCCCCATTTAATATTGGCACAAATTCTTGATCAACTACACATACATAGGTATTAAAAAAGAACTTTTGATCAATACTTTGAAACATTTCAAGAGGTATAAATTTTTGAACTGTTGGTGTTGATCCAACTTCTTCTTTAATTTCTCTTTTTAATGCTTCAATAGGTAATTCTTTACCTTCTGCTTTACCACCTACAATACCCCATTGTCCTTGATGTTTTTTATTTGCTCTTTGAACTAGCATAAAACGTTTAGTGCTTTTGGCATAAAATAATGCTCCACTACAAACTATATTGGTCATATGTTATTATAAATTAAATCTAATTAAAGGTCAAGTATCCAATCACCAGGTTCATACTCACCTTCATATGATTTTTGCCAATATGCACCAGTCCATTTAAACTGTACACCACCAGTATTATTAGTAGCATATTGAACATTAGTAACATTAGATGAATCAAAATCTACATTCCATTTACTAGTAGTTGAATTATATTGAATAATATCTGATTCAGATGCTACCAAATTACCCCATGCACTTGGACCTCTATTAGTTACGCCTACTATAGTACCTTCTGCAGGTGTAATTAAATTAGTAGGTGTAATTAAAACACCGCCTGCCGCCGTTGTTTTAGATGTATCTGCTGTTGGTTGAGATGAACTTGCCGCGGCAGATGTTGGTAAAACTGTACTAAAAGTAAATTGTGTAGTGCTTGGTACTGCTAAAACACCAATAGTTCCATTATAATAACTTGGTGATGCACCAGTTATTCTTACAGTATCACCAACTGCTAATCCGTGTGGTAATGAACAAATTGCTGTAACTGTAGTCGTACCATCATGAGTTAATGTTGTAATATTAAGATCATGCAGTGATGTTCCAATTGGTTGTGTTACTAGATATCTTTCTCTATCAACTTCACTACCAGTTGGTCCTGTAACTGTTGGATCAATTATTTTTGTAAACGGTGGAACAGTATCAGTTGGTACTGAATCTGAATCAACTGTAAACATTAATAAATGTGATTCCGATGGATGATCTGCTATTACCCCTGTAACATACGTAATTGTATCTTCATTGTTTGCTGTGGTTATTGCAGTTTCTAATTTTATCTTTGACAATCCTGCTGTAATTTTACCATATGCTCCTAATATTGTGTCCCATTTAATTTCTTTACCATATACTAACTGTGAACCTGTTTTAGCATCTGCTTTTTTAGGACTTACATGAGCAACATTATCTCCTGTTGCTTCACTTAAAGTTTCTTTGCTTTGCAATAATCTAACTGTATTACCTTCTACATATAATCCATAATTGCCAAATGTTATTTCTTGACGTGTTAATAAATCACCACCAACTATACCATTGATATCAACTCCAGTAGCATCTTCATCATATATAGATGCAACAATTTTTTCAATAACACCAAGTTTCTTAATTTTAGCAGGCGGTGTCAACCAAATAGGGATTGTAAATTGCAATGTAGCAATATCTATTTCGTCATCTGTACCATTTGGTATTGTACGTGATGAAAATGTTATGTCACTTAACTCAACATAACTTAATGATGTCCAATCGAGCCAGTTATCTGTAGTTTGTAATTCTAATGCTGGATTAAACAACACTAATAATTGTTCTAAAATTTGCAACTTTTGATCTGTATTATTTGAAAACAAATCACAGTTCATAGTTAATGTAAATGGCACAGGCATAATTCGTTCTATAGTATGTTGATTACCTTGAGTTCCTGAATATGTTTTAGTTTCTGCATCATACGAACGTTCTCGTACATGAATTTTATCTACGTGAGTTGGCTCCATCACACGTGGTCTATCTAATGCCAAATTTGAAATATAAGCCGCCATCTGTGGAACACTTACTAAAGCATTTTCAGATCCTTGTCTTAAAATATTTGCTACTTGTCTATTAATATCACCATACCTAACAGGTACTTTAATTAAATCTTGATTACCATCTTTATTTTTACCTGTTTGATACTGAAAATTTGACATCATTCTAACAAATTGAACAATGTATCTTCGCATTTGCCCGTCATAAAAATGAGATATATTAGCCATTATGTCGTTGTATCCGTATCTTCAGTTGGTATTTTTCTTTCTTTATCTTTTAATGCTTGACTTAATGCACTTTTTTCATTAAGTGTAGTACCATCTTTGTTTGTAGTAATAGTATCATTATTAATAAATGAATGCTTATGAGTTAATTTAGTATCTAAATTAGTCATTGTCATTCTTACATCATCTTCTTGTTTAACCCATTTTGCTCCATTATATCTAAACAATCTGTTAGGTAAAAAATCTGTACGTAAATGATATTGTCCTTCAACAGCATTAGCAGGAAATGACGTACCAAAGTCATATATTTCACCATTTGGTGCAATTCCATCGGCAGTTAGATATCCTTGTAAGTATCCTTTACTGCGTGGACTTGCTGTAACTCTACTTGCTTTAATATGTGATGTATCAGAATCAACATCACCTTCGTCTGCTGTTACTATAGCAACTTTGCCATTGTCATCTACAGGTAACACATATAATGGTTGCGTATTAAATCCTGATTGTGGCAAGTCTGCTTCTGCTTGTGCAATAATGGCATCATTAATTTCTTGATCTCGTCTACCAGTACCTTGCTTGTATGAAATACTTTCTTCATCATTTCTAGTACCGAGAAAATCTCTAAATTCTGGAGAATCTCTAAGAGGTTTGCATCTTGCTCTAATTAAATGTGGCCACCATGTTTGTGAAAATCCTTCTGCTGTAACATTAACATCTTCAACTTGATAAAAACGTTTTAGTGTTTCATCCATGCTGTCATCTAAACTATAGTCATCTTTTCTATGAGGCATCTCAAGAACATCGCCACTCATTAATCGTCTACCTAATCTATCAATCATATCAAGTTGATGAAACACAACAAATGGTGCGTCATTTTGCATGAATAAACCAAATTGTGTTAAATCAAAATCAACATCAGATACTGTATAAATTCCTCTTGCTGTGTATACATCTGATTCATATTTGCGATCTCTATTTTCTAATAAAAGAAGATCTTGTATGCTCATATGATCAATTATAGCACGTTTTGGCTGTGTAGCATCATTAGTTTCACCTTGATCATGTATTCCTACATACTTGTGAATATAAACATCGGTTCCACCAATCTGAAACATCTCTTTAATGTTTCGATCGAAGAATTTAAAATCTTTACCTTTTTCAGGTTTGTATATGGATAGTCTAGGCATTGTACACATATTTATTGTTAAGAGCAAAGCGGTAAATACTGTACAATGGTTGACCAAGTACTTACAGCAGAAAAAACTAATGAACTAAAGCAAGGAATCTATGATTATTGCCGCACTAGACTAGGTGATGGCATGATTGAAGTAGAACTTGACCCAAAACACTACGAAACTGGGTTAATAACTGCAATAGACAAATTCAAGCAACGAGCAGAAAGTTCTGTTGAAGAATCATATGGATTTTTAGAATTACAGGAAGATACTAACGTTTATACATTACCAGACGAAGTAGTTAATGTAAGACAAATTTTTAGACGTACAGTAGGTGGCGCAAATGCCACTGAAGGTGGTACATTTTTTGATCCATTTGAACTAGCATACACAAATGTTTATTTGCTACAGTCAGGTAGAATTGGTGGACTAGCAACTTATGAAATGTTTGCTGGCTATCAAGAATTAGTAGGTAGGATGTTTGGTGGTTACATTAACTATTATTATGATACAGTAACACGCAAGTTAGAAATAGTAAGACGACAACGCAATCAAGAAACTGTACTACTTTGGCTTTATAATCATAAACCAGATGGCATACTATTACAAGACAGATATGCAAAACCATGGCTCAGAGATTATACTCTTGCTATTTGTAAAATGACACTTGGAGAAGCAAGAGGTAAATTTGCCACAATTGCTGGTCCACAAGGTGGAACATCATTAAATGGTGATCAACTTAAAGCAGATGGACAACAAGAAATTGAAAAATTAGAAGCATCTATTAGTAATTACGAAGTAGGACAAACTCCTATGTCATTTGTAATTGGTTAGTTGACAATCCAATACCTTTACATTATAATAAACATATGATCATTGGAATATGTGGTTTGATTAATAGTGGTAAAGATACCATAGCAAATCTTCTAATTAAAAATCACGATTTTCATAAAACATCATTTGCAGACAAATTAAAAGATGCTGTCTCTTCTATGT